CATCATCTAAATTTCTGTAAAGTTTAAGTTCAGGAAAGTATTTCTTTAAAACTGCTGATGCATGATAACAATGACCTGCCATTCTCTGGCGGCCGTTTTTGTTAATCCATGATGATGATAGTAAATCTGTAGTAAGATTTCTCTTAATTACTGCTGTTACTTCATCAATCGTCATCGAGTTCTTCATAATAAAAATCTTCAATTGGTGCACCAGTTATAACACAATTCTTAGGCTGATGCTCTTCGAGATCAAAGTCTTCATTCTTGACTTTTACTTCGACCTCTATATCATGCTCTTCGCAATAGTAAACTAATTTAATCATTTGGTATCCACTCGTCTTCTGCATGTCCTTGATCTAGTATGTAGGTTTTCCACATAGATGCAAAGGACTTCTTCTTTGGTTCTTGGTTGGGTTTAGTCTCGACACAAAATGGTGGTCGAAACTCTTGAAACTTTTCAGGTATTTCTACATCATCTACATCAACTATGAAAGTTCTGACTTCACAAAACTCTCTGTTGATCTTGTTCACTACTTGTTGCCATCTAATAGATTGTGCATCTGGCACAGCAGGAATGTATAGATGTACCTTTCTCATTAAATATCGACAGCACCGATCTGATTATTGTGCCATGCTTCTAGTTCAGTATAACCACCGATGTTTTCGCCATCAACTCTAATTTGTGGGAAAGTTCTTGCACCAGGAAATTGTTCAAACAAATCTTCTCTAGTGAAATCTACATCTAATTGCTTATACTCGTATGCATACCCTTTCTGTTCACATAAGGCTTTGGCCTTGTCACAAAATGGGCACATAGTTTTGCCAAATATCTCAATCATTTTTCTCCTCGTTATTCATAATAAATTTTTCGTGTTCGCCTATGTGTCCGTATTTTCTAGCAATTGCTTCATCGAAAATAACTTCACCATTATCATCTAATGGCATTGCACATTCATACCATTCAAGGCATTTTCCACAATTACCACAAGGCGACTTACCATCAAATGCTTTAGGAAAACCACAAGATTGTACTAATGGTTTTACTTCATCATCAATCATTTCCCACAATTGTCTTTTGGTCAAGTGTGCGAGTGGTGGGAGCAATCGCTGACCGTTATCTGGTGTATTCATCTGGTTTGTATATTGATCAAACACATGATTGAATTGGTTCGCCCTAGGCAAGAAGTGATAATCACCACCTAAACCTGGTTTTGTAAGACCACCATTTACACCCCAAAAGAAGTTCTTGATTCTAGGATATCTGCCTGCAATATTACATGCTGTCAATATCCAATGTTTAGAAGAATGTATGTAATCTGTTTGTTTTACATCCCACTCTTCGTTTACATAACCATCTAATGGATCGTTTTGAGTGTGTATAAACAATGGTACATCATAATACTCGGCAATTCTAGGGATATTTTCATTTACTACAGGAGAACCTGTAACTTTTATATCTGTCCATAAACAATGAACTGCAAGTACAGGTTCAAACCAGTCTGTATCTTTACACCATTGTAAAATCGCTGTACTTTCTACACCACCTGATAATAATACAACACATGGGCCTTCTTTTGCACCGTTTGAAGGATCGGGATGTGTTGGTGCTGGTACCATTGCATCAGCACCATCATCATATGATACTTCGTAATTCTTATCTTCTGGTTTTGATAACTTAATCGCCACTTGGAAAACCTTTTTCTACAAATTCACCTATTGTTTTCATATCTGCATCTGATAACATACCAGCCTGAGCCCACATAGTAGAAGACATAGCACCTACTTGACCTCTATTTTTATATGTAGTCAATCTATTGTAGATGTATTCTTGATCACGACCTGCAAGTGCTGGAAATGCACCCATGCCTTGACCTTGAGCACCGTGACAAGCTGCACAACCAGCCCATAGTCCTCTGATAGAACTAAAAGGGTCTTGAGCAGCGGCCGCTTGTTGTCTCTGTAATTGTTCTACTACTGTACCGTGTGTTCTGAGATATTCTTCGTAACATTCACCATAACAAGCTTGTGCTCTCTCGTACCCTTTGTACTCTAAGTTGTTATAGGCCATAGCAATAGTGCCAGTCATAAACAAACAAATAATGAAAATATAACCTTTCATTATGCCTCTCTGTCTATGTCCCACATAATAATGTTCTTACCTTTTGTAGAAGGTCTGTTCTTCCAGAAGTGCCATTGTTCTTGTTCTGTTCTCCAGTTTCGTAACCATCTGGCACCGTCTCGTTCTGCATCTTTAAATACTGCATTAGTAAATGCAATAGGCAGTAATACTGCCATGTGAATAATGATACTTAAAACGATATCATATCCTAACCAACCCATATAATAAGTTGCTAGAAATCCAAAATAAACTGACCACATTGTAAACAATACTAGTGTAAAGTATGTTTGTAAACTAGGGTCAGGTATGTACTTGAGTGGATTGTATCTTGCATCCATGACAACACGCCATGAATCGACTACCCACATCGTAAATCTTCGAAATAAACTTGGTCTTTTCATACTATATGTTTCTCCCTACTTTTTTTGGCAGTGTGTATCTTTCCTGAGTATTTGCCATAGAATGGTTTTCTCTCGATACCTTTCGTGCCTTCTAAGTTTCTTACTAATAATCCGTATATAGCTGCGAGAGCCAATATACTGATCGCCATTATCAATCCTAATTCCATTATAATTTAAAGTCGTTGAATGTGTCGTCTGTCACATCCTGCTTAATGCCTCCTATCACATATGATTCAATTTCAGTTTCTTGAGGTGCGTTTTGCAATCCTCTACTATTAAACCAATGTTTAGTCCATGGTAAAGGATTATTTACACTAGAGATATCATAGATTGGATTTAGACCAATCGCTCTCAACCTCTTATTAGCAATATACTCAACATACTGACCAAGTAAAGGCACTGATAAACCTATCATTGAACCTTCTCTGAATAGAAACTCTGCCCATTCTTTTTCTTGTTGTACAGCATCTTCGTACATTGCATAAACTTCTTTCTCACAATCTTTCATTACTTTGTTCATGAGTTTATCATTCTCATGATTCTTGTAACACTTAAGAATGTGTTGCGATACTGCAAGGTGTTGAGCCTCGTCTCTCGCAATAAATGATATGATCTTTGCACTGCCTTCCATGAGTTTGAGTTCACCAAAACCAAAACTACAGGCAAACGAGACAAAGAATCTAATACCCTCTAATATGTTTACTGATATGAGTGCAAGGTATAAAGCTTTATATAGGTCATAATCGTCTACTTTTAGGCCAAGTAATCTTCGTCTACCTAATTCTATGAATTTATCATACTTCTCAGTGACCATTTCTGCTCTTTTGATAATTGCAGGCTCATCTATAATTGTATCAAATATATCACTAGGGTCTGCATAAACATTCTTTATAATATGTGTATATGATCTACTATGGATTGTTTCCATGAAATCCCATGTGATGATACAAGATTCGAGTTCAGGCAAAGTCACAAAGGGTAAAAATGCTATGGATGGTGCTCTGCCTTGAACTGAATCTAAAAGGGTTTGATATCTTAAGTTTGATGTAAAGATATGTTTTTGTGCATCGTTGAGTTGTAAATAGTCTGCTCTATCTTTTTGTAGAGATACTTCTTCAGGTCTCCAGAAGAAACCTAATTGTCTCTGTGTAAGTTTATCAAAGATCGGATACTTAAAGTCATCAAATCTTTGTGTATTTAATTCTTCACCAAAGAACATCTTGTTCTTTGTAAAATCGATATTTTTCTTGTTAAAAACTGTCATTTTTCTACCCTAATAAAATCGTCAAAATAATTGCATGTCTTCTCGAATGCTGGATTTTCTCCTACTCTACAGGCCTGTAAGTTTTCGTTATACTCTTCAGTGAGTTTTGCAAAACCTGGACTATTAGTATTGTCACATGCTAGATGATGTTCTCTACCATCTAACTCAAGATAACTATGTCTATTGCCACCTGGCAAATTTAAGTTATCATGGTGATCTGGTTTTTCCCATGACGGCAAAGCTGCCAATCCAGAGTTTCTATTATACCAATGTAAGAATATATGGTAACTGTAGTCTCCTAACAAATAGTCTCTCCAGTGTGGTATATTCGGACCTTGGTACAGTAATAGATCACCAGGTTCTAGCAACACTTTTCTACAGCCGTTTTTCAACCGATCTCTTTGAGATAAATCTTGACTCTCGTTCTTAATTCTTTCTGCTGTAGCAGAATAATAATTCTGATCGTTTTTGACCCATATAGGCCATGGTGTATTATCGTCTGTTTGATAACTTAAACATAGTGTTGCACTGATCTCACATGAAGGCCTGTCTACATGTGTACCAAGATATGCACCTCTGTCATATCTTCTTGTATATGAATAAGTCATACCTAAATCCATATCGATCTTATCATCTAGTTTATCATGTACATATTTGTGTAAGGCATTGCCCCACGGTGTACAATAACCACCTTTTGATCGACCAATAGACGATTCAGGATTTTTATATGTGATATCTTTTGTTTCATGTTTTAAGATATCACCTGAGTTTGGATGCATTTCGACACTCTGCCATGTATTGAGTGTCATTTCTATAATGTCTTTAGGTATAAAGTTCTTTAGAACAACATATCTATTCTTCCAAAGAGCCCATGTCTCTTTGTTAGTATGACCTTTAATTCTTTTACCTTTTTCTTTAGAAAAATCTTGTCTTATATACTCTATTTTTCTTTCATTATATGGCACAGGCATCGCAATCTTCCTCACTTTCTTCATGTGTCAATGGTGGAATATAATCGTTAGACGCTGAATTAGGGTCTGTAATTACATCTTCAACTTTACCATCCATAGTATTCTGATAGTAAGAGGTCTTCCAACCATATTTGTATGTGTTGAGTAAATCTTTCGCCATTACAGAAACAGGAACTTCACCGTTCTCGTAATTTTCTGGATTGTATGACCAATTACCTGATATGGCCTGGTCGAAAAACTTTTGCATTACTGCAACTACATTTATATATCCTTCATTAGATGGCATATCCCACAATAAAGTATAACTATTTTTCAAGTGTGAGTATTGAGGCACGATTTGTTTCAGTGTACCTTTTTTACTCTTCTTGACTGATAGATAATCTCTAGGTGGTTCTATACCATTTGTTGCATTACTAACAACACTTGATGATTCACTTGGCATTTGAGCAGTCAATGTTGAGTGTCTTAGACCTACAACTTGAATGTCTTCTCTTAGTTTTTCCCAATCTAACTTGTATTTTGGTTTGACAAGATCATCAACTTCTTTTTTGTATGTATCGATAGGTAAAATACCTTGCGAGTATTTTGTCTTATCAAAATCACCACAGGCACCTTTCTCTCTTGCAAGAGTGTTACTTGCCTTCAGTAGATAATACTGAAATCTTTCTGTAAGATCATGGACAAGTTGTAATGCTTCAGGTGAATCATACTTTACTTTGTTCTTTGCTAAGAAATGTGCAAGACCTATGTAACCAATACCTAGACTTCTTCTGTTTACAGTAGATAATCTAGCAGCTTCTACAGGATACTCTTGATAGTCAATCAACTCTTCAAGACCTCTTACTGCAAGATCACATAGTTCTTCCATTTCTTCTTCTTTCACTATGCCTACATTTACCGCACTTAATATACAAAGTGCAATCTCACCATCACCATCGATATGTTCGATAGGGTCTGTAGGCAATGTGATTTCTTGACAAAGATTACTCATGTTTACTTTGTCTTTAAAGCTACTATGACTATTACAATGATCCATATTCATAATATAGATTCTGCCAGTCTCCGCTCTTTCTTTTAGTAGATCGGTAATAAGTTCTCTAGCACTTACTTTCTTTTTAGGTACTGAAGTCGCTCTCTCGTATTTCTCGTAAAGTTCATCAAACTCATCTGTACCAAATGCATCGTACAAACCAGGAACATCGTGAGGAGAGAAGAGACTAATATCTTCGTTCTTAAGGAATCTTTCATAAAATATTTTAGATAACTGAATAGAGTAATCTAATTTCCTAACACGGTTGTCTTCAGTGCCTTTGTTATTCTTGAGTACAATGATGTCTTCGATTTCTTGATGCCATATAGGGAAGTGTACAGTTGCGCTTCCACCTCTGACACCGTTTTGTGTACAGCATCTAACTGTTGACTCAAACTTTTTAAGGAATGGGATAACTCCTGTATGTTGCACCTCGCCGCCTCTGATTTTTGAACCAATCCCTCGTATTCTGCCGGCGTTGATTCCGATTCCAGCACGCTGAGCGACATATCGTCCGATTGCCATGTCAGAGCTAAAGATACTTCCGAGACTGTCTCCTGTATCGACAAGAACACAGCTCGCAAATTGTTTAAGCGGCGTTCTAACTCCTGCCATAATCGGTGTTGGTATATTAATTTTGAATTGTGAGATTGCATCGTAGTACCTCTTTACATAATCTAATCGTTTGTCACCATAGTTCTGAAACAATGTCATGGCGATTAACATGTACATGAATTGTGGTGTTTCAAATATTGCACCACTACTTCTGTCTTGCACCAAGTACTTGTCTACAATCTGTTGTAAACCTGCATATGTAAATTCGAAATCTCTGCTATGTCTTAGATATGAATTCAGTTTTTTAAGTTCTGCTTCATTATATGCATTGAGTATGTCAGGATTGTAAACACCAGACTCGATGTTTCTTTCAATAATTTCTTTGAGTGTAGGATAAATTTCTGCATCTTTCCACTTTGTATTGAAAACTTGTTTTTGAATTGCGAATAAGAGTAGTCTAGCTGCCACAAATTGATAGTTAGGCGACTCCAGTGAAATGAGATCACTTGCACTTTTTATTAATATCTTTTGAATTTCTTTTGTTGTAATGCCATCGAAGAATTGTAAACCAGAGTTCATTTCTACTAATGACTCTGATACACCTGTAATACCTCTACAGGACTTCTCTACCATTTTATGAATTTTATCTAGATCAATGACAACTTTGGTGCCATCTGATTTTACTACCCTAATTTCTGAGTTCATACTCGTTTATACTCCTTCAACTGTAATCTGGCTGAGAGACCCGTTACAGTACATTTATCAATAATGTCTTTCACTTCTTGTTCCGACAAACCACCTCTGATCATATCATTAATGTCTTTGAACTGACTTACTCTCTTGTCATTCCAAATACAGACACGATAACCCAGACCAATAACTTCTTCGATCTTCTTTATTATTTGTTTGTTTCTTGGTTCGTTGTCGTAAATAAGTATCGCATTTTCTTTTATATCTTCGCTTATCTTTTTAAAGTCACTACCTGCTACTGCAATACTGTTTGGTAGGAATAGACTATCTATAGGTCCCTCTGTCACATAGATTGTCTTAGTTTTGTCCACATTATTTAAGTTGAAGATGAGTGGAACACCATCTTGAAACCTCATAGTTAGATATCGTAAAGGCGAGTCATTGATTGCTCGACCTGTCACACCAATTAGTTTCCCATTCTCATTATAGAATGGCAAGATGATTCTAGGATCAGTGCCTAATACTCTGTCTTTATACTTAACATGTAGTTTAGACAAGACTTCGGAGTTCTCTACGAACCAGATATTTTTCATCATGAACTCAGGTATACTTCGATCTAGTAAGTAGTTTCTTGCTTGAGCATTGTCTACTACTTTCACAGCAACTGACTTCAAATCATCTGTACTTGTATTTAGAAAATCTGTCCGTGGGGTGAACTTAAATTTTGAAGAATCTGGCATTTTTTGTACTGGTTTTTTACCTTGTTCAGATA